GAATAATATTCTATTCATCAAGAAATTGCACCATGTGTTTGTTCCACACTATCAGAGACTAGTAAACGAACACCAAGAATCTACATTGTTTACTCCTGCAGATTCTGCTACAGACGAATCTCTATCTTGGGAAGATGAACCAGAAGAGACAGACTGGGAAGAGAAGTTAAAGAACTTCGTACCAGGAAACGATACAATGAACTAATGTATCATAATCATCCCTAGACACCCTGAATTATGCCGCAAGACAAATAAAAAAGCAAATTTATTTTGTAGCTTGAAATAACATTTGTCTTGCAACACTAGTCGTTGTATAATAACGACATAACTTGAACTATATGAGGAACTTGTATGTATGGCACAGTATGTAAATAACGCTGACTTCTTAGCAGCATTGGTACAGTATAGAGAAGCTGTAGCAAAAGCAAAGGAAGAAGGTAAGGAAAAACCTATCGTCAGCAACTACATCGGCGAATGCATTCTTAAGATCGCAACTCACCTTTCCTATAAACCTAACTTTATCAACTACTCGTATCGAGATGACATGATTCTCGACGGGATAGAAAACTGCATTCAGTATATTGATAACTTTAACCCTGAAAAATCCAACAACCCTTTTGCATACTTCACACAGATTATCTACTATGCATTCTTACGTAGGATCGCCAAGGAAAAGAAACAAAGTTACATTAAAGGTAAGTTGATTCAAGATATGCCTTTTGAGATGTTTGAGACTCAAGAGCAAGATGATGATAAAGCATTCCATAACGCATACATGGAGTTCATGCAACAGAACCATCAAGTAGACGACTTCATTGAACGCAAAAAAGCAAAGCGTAAAAAGAAGCAACCCGATTTAAATGATTTTTTAGGTGATGATAATGACGAGATCAGTGAGGGATCTGATTAGAGAGTTGAGAGCTAATAGCACTCCAGTTAGCGTGACTTCTAGACCATCGAGATTTAGATCTAGAGCACGTGCAAGATCGCTTCGTAGAAGCAAGAAATTTTTAAAAGCCCATACGTGGGATGCAAACGATAACCAATTTAACTTGAATCATATTATGGAAAACAATAGTGAAAAAATCTTTCTTGGTGTTTCAGACTTTGAAGACCTAGTTACATCTGAGATTATGCGTCAACGTGTTGATGCTAATCTAACAACTGTACAACGTGAGACCACTGTATTGTGTAACCGTTCCACTTGGCAAAAGTGGGCAGAAAAACAATTCGATGGGTTTCTGTTCGTGCAAACCGATTCTTCTTCTGGCTTCATCGTAGAAGAATCTACAAACAACTTTATCAAGTTCAATGTCAACAGCAACTCAACTGCTGTTCGTGCATTCGGTGACAAGCAGTTTGCAGAAGATGTCATTGAAATTGTTGAAGAAGAGTTTGACGTTGTTACATCATATATCGAGTGGGTGTATGGTAGCGATGGCCATTCTGTCAACGTGCCACTTAATCGTGCACGCTTACCAGTCAAAGAAATGTATCCTTTCTTGGGTGATCAGTCTCTTGAAGACTATTACGATCGCTACATGGAATCTTCAGCGAACATTCTCTTGTTGATTGGTCCTCCAGGTACTGGTAAGACTACATTCATTCGTGGTCTACTTGCTCACCGCAATGCATCAGCAATCGTAACATATGACTCTGCTATCCTTGATAAGGATGGGTTCTTTGCACGCTTTATTGAAGACGATGCCGAAGTTATGGTTCTTGAAGATAGTGATGCATTCTTGAAGTCACGTAGTGATGGTAACACAATGATGCACCGTTTCTTGAACGTTGGTGATGGTCTTGTGACTACCAAAGGTAAGAAGATGATCTTCTCTACCAACCTACCAAGCATCCGTGACATTGATAGTGCGCTGGTTCGTCCAGGTCGTTGCTTCGACATCGTGACGTTTGGTGAACTGTCTAAAGAAGACGCAACAATTCTTTCCAAGAAACTTGGTGTGTCTCTAACACAAGACAAAGCTAAGTACAGCCTAGCTGAGATTTTCAATCAACAATCCGAGCAAACAAAGTCTGCTTCTAATAGAAAGGTAGGGTTTATTTGATTCACGTTAAATTCGTATTCGATAACGGTGAAGTCTCCACTGGTGAGTTTGATGACTATGAAGACTTTACTTCTTACATGAGCGAGTATATCGCTGACATGAGAAAAATTAAAACAATGGAGGTTGCGGATGAAAGTAGCAGTAATAACTGACCAGCATTTTGGTGCTCGTAATGACAGTGTTGCTTTCTTAGACTTCTTCCAAAAGTTTTATGACAACGTATTTTTTCCTACAATACTTAACAGTGGTATTGACACTGTCCTTATTTTGGGCGATACTTTCGATCGTAGGAAGTATGTTAACTTCTATGCCCTCCAACGAGCGAAAGAAATGTTTTTTGATCGTCTTGCTGACGCAGGCATTAACGTTTATATGCTTGCTGGCAACCATGATACTTACTACAAAAACACCAATAATGTAAACTCTCCAGATCTATTGCTGCGAGAGTATAGCAACATAACAGTAATTGATTCGCCAACCACTATCAATCTTAGTGGTACAGAGATTTGTATGATGCCATGGATTTGTCCAGACAACTATCAAGAATCTCTTGATGAGATGAAAAACACTAAAGCAGATATCTGCATGGGTCACTTTGAGATTGCAGGTTTCTCTATGTACAGAGGAATGGAAAGCCATGAAGGATTGGATAAAAAGATATTCGACAAATTTGATCTGGTTTTCAGTGGGCACTATCACCACCGTAGCAATGATGGTCATGTTTTCTATCTGGGTAATCCATACGAACTCACTTGGCAAGACTTTAACGATCCCCGAGGATTTCACTTGTTCGATTTACAAACAAGAGGATTACAATTCGTTGAAAATCCTTATCGAATGTTTGAACGAGTCGAGTACAACGACAAAGAACAAGATCCTGTCGATTTAGATACACTAGACTTATCGCAAAAGTATATTAAGTTGGTGATTGTAAACAAGACAGACTTTTATAAATTTGATAAATTTATCAATAAGTTGTATAATAAAGGATGTCATGAAATTAAGATTATCGAAGATATGTCTGAGTTTCAAGACGGTGAAGTTGGCGAAGAGATCAATCTAGAAGATACTCTTTCTGTTCTATCGCACTATATCGATAGTATCGAAACTGATGTTGATAAAGAACAAGTCAAAACTTTTATGAGAACCTTGTACACTGAAGCTGTTAACGTTGAGGTATAAATGCAGCAACTTGAGATCGAATTCTTTTATCCGTTAACAGAACAGATTCCTCTAGACTTAGATTACACAGAGTGTGAAGCACCAAAAGTTTGGAAGTTTGCGCCAAGTGTAACAGAACTAACTGTTGCTAATATACAACCAAACACTTTTGAATTTAGACCAGATCCCAAGTGTGTTGGGTATTGGGAAGTTTCTCAAGGAGTACAAGTGTGGCGTGAACAGCGACCAAGTTGGTTGCATCAACATATGACCAGAGTTTTCTTTGGTTGGAAATGGAATGACAAATGATTGTATTTAAGAGTATCCAGTGGCAAAACTTTTTGTCAACTGGAAATTCACCAAACAAGGTATTACTAAACAAGTCAACTACAACACTTATCATCGGTAAGAATGGTGAAGGAAAGAGCACAATCTTAGATGCATTGTGCTTTTCGTTATTTGGCAAACCGTTTCGTAACATCAACAAAGGACAGTTAGTCAACTCTATCAATGGTAAAAAGTGTCTTGTTGAAGTTGAGTTTGAAATCAACGGTAAGAAATATGTAGTCAAACGTGGCATCAAACCAAACTTGTTCGAGATCTACCAAGACGACGAGTTAATGAATCAGGATGCTGCAGCACGTGATTATCAAAAGGTTCTTGAGCAACAAATCTTAAAGTTAAACTACAAGACCTTTACGCAAGTTGTTATTTTGGGATCAGCTTCATTCGTCCCGTTTATGCAATTACCTTCATCTCAACGTAGAGAAGTCATTGAAGATATTCTTGATATCCGAATTTTCTCTACAATGAATCAACTATTGAAGGATCGAGCACAGGATACCAAGAATGAAATTTCAAGAATTGAATCCGAACTGTCCAATGCTAAGGCAAGAGTCGATGCACAACAGACACTCATCAAGACTATCACCCAAGCTAAAGCAGAAGTTATTGTCGGTCTACAGAGTAAGATTGATGCGAACAATGGGGCTATCTCTCAGACACAATCTGAGATTCAACAACTGGTCACCGATATTACAAATCTGTCAGCACAGATTTCTTCGAAAGATAAGTTGGTTGATGATATCGACAAAGCAAAAACAATCAAATCGAAGTTGTCACAAAAGGTTGAGACTTGTGAACACAATGCGGAATTCTTCTCAGAGAATGACGTATGTCCGCAATGCTCTCAGGAGATTCCAGAGGACTATAAGTCTAAAATCATCCACGACTTGCATATGAAGATGCAAGACAGCAACAAAAAGATTGGTGACCTTGAAGAAGTCCTTGGTGGTTTACAGAATAAACTAAAAGACATCAATAGTATTGTTGATCAGATAACTGATAAGAACATTGAGATTTCTACTAAAAATTCTACTATCACTCTACTGGCAAAACAGATCAAAGAGTTAGAAGAAGAGATTGCTGAAAGTCGAGCAGACACAACAAACGTTGATGAAGAAAAGCGTAAGCTAAAAGAACTAGCCAAAGAAGCACTTGATAGAATCACTTTAAAAACTACGCTACAAGAAAAGCGTAACATCGAAGACGTTGCTTCTGTCTTGTTGAAAGATACTGGTATCAAGACTGCTATCATCCGTGAGTATCTTCCTGTGATGAATAAGTTGATCAACAAGTATTTAAATGCTATGGATGCTTATATCCACTTTGAGTTAGATGAAGCGTTTAATGAAACTGTTAAGTCTAGACATCGTGATGACTTTACATACGCAAGTTTTTCTGAAGGTGAAAAGATGCGTATCGACTTGGCTATTCTTTTCACATGGCGTCAGATCGCTAAGATGAAGAACTCTGTCAACACAAACTTGCTTATTCTTGACGAGATTTTTGACTCTTCACTAGACACTGCTGGTACTGATTACTTCTTGAACTTGATGGATCAGTTTGGAGAAAACTCGAACATCTTTGTTATCTCACACAAGGGTGATCAGTTGTTTGACAAGTTCCGCTCTGTTATTAGGTTTGAAAAAGTGAACGACTTCTCACTGATTGCAAAAAAGTAAACCTAAAGTAAACTGTTGTCTTTAATTCCTACTTGCTGTATACTAAAGGTACAGTGGGAAAGGAGTTGAAAATGGCTGAAGTTAAACTTTCTGGACTTTACAAAGTCACCGTGACTGAATATGAGCGTGGTTGGGGACAACGTGTTGATGACAATGACACCAAGTTCTTTACCACTCTGGAAGAAGCCGAGAAATACAAAGCCCACTGGGAAACTGGTGGATCGCCAGACTACTTCTGGCGTGCAACGATTGAAAAAGTTGCTTGACATTTATTCAATTCTGTAGTAAAATTCGATATATAGAAGGTAGGTTGGCGGTCAATCTATTAGATTCTTAGGAGATAAGAATGAGAACTGGTATTTTCATCGGGCGATTCCAGCCCGTACATCAAGGTCATATCCACGCACTGGGTATGGCTGCATCCCAAGTACAGAAACTGTACATCCTAGTTGGTTCTGCTAATCAATGTCGTAGTATTAAAAATCCTTGGACATTTGATGAGCGCAAGCAGATGTTGCAACTGAAGTTGCACTCTGAACGTATTACTAACTACGAAATTATCCCACTCAACGACTACCGCTATTCAAACACCCAATGGATGTCTGATGTCCGTGCGACTATCGAGCATTACAATATGGGTGCACCGATTCTGTTCGGTCATATGAAAGAAGGTAACGACTATCTCAAGTGGTTCCCAGAATTAAAATTCAAAAGCATTGAATCCATTTATTCAATCAATGCTACACAGGTTCGTGAGCAGATGTTCAAAGACAATGATCCTCTTATGCCAGAAACTGTTCGAGGTGATTATGCATTCTATCAAAAAGAAAAACAACTGTTCAAAGATTATCCATTCCCTGAAACACTCAACTTCAACTGCTCCGATGCAATCCTTGAATGTCAAGGTCACATCTTGCTTATCCAACGTAAGTTCTCCCCAGGAAAAGGTGCGTGGGCACTTCCAGGAGGTTTTCGCAATCAGCGTGAAACATTTCTCGACTGTGCCATCAGAGAACTGATTGAAGAAACAAACGTGCGAGTCCCTGAGAAAGTTCTCCGTGGCTCTATCGTAAAGACCGAATTGTTTGATGACCCAAGTCGTTCGTTCGGTATTCCCCGCAACACTATGGCTGTGTATATGCGTATTAGTCCAAACCCCGACTTCTCGCTACCACGTGCTAATGGTGCTGACGATGCTGCTATGTGCAAGTGGGTGCCACTTACTGATGCACTTAACACCATCGAGATGTACGATGATCACAAAGATATCGTATCGAAAGTAACAGGTGTCAATTCGATGCCTGCATTCGCAAAACTTTAATTTAGATTAGGAGCTAATCATGAACGAACGAATTAAAG